AACAAACCTGACTTCAAATCAATGAAGGCAGAAATCCGAGAACTGACAGTCGCAGCACAACAAGCCGTGATGCAGTTTGGCGAATTCTCACCCGAAGCCGTAAAAGCAGAACAAGCACTCGCTGCGGCAAGGGATAGAATGGATGACTTCAATGATCGTGTGGCAGCGGTAAACCCTGATAAGTTTGCACAAATCAACACGGTTGTTCAAGGTGTTGCTCGTGGATTCCAAGCAGCACAAGGTGCGATGGCTTTATTTGGCAACCAGTCGGAAGAACTTGAGAAGACAATGGTCAAGTTGCAAGGTGCAATGGCTTTGGCTGAAGGTCTTGAAGGTCTTGGAAAAGTACAACAGCAGTTTGGTGCAATCGCAAAGAACATCAAAGGTGGGGTAACTCAAGCATTCCAATCATTGGGAAGGATTTCAACTCTTGCATTGGGTGGAATTGGTATTGTGTTGACATTGGTCATCACCAACTTTGACGCACTCAAGAAAGCGGTGATGTCATTGATACCCGGTCTTGGTGCAATGGCAAAGTTTGTCGGTGGGTTGGTGCAACAATTTACGGATTGGGTTGGTATCACATCTGCACAAGACAGAGCATTGGCAAAGTTGAATAAGACAACAGAAAGAGCAAATGACCAACTTGATAGGGAGATTGCATTGCTCAAAGCAAGAGGAGACCAAGTTGGTGTGTTTAACAAGGAGCGTGAAAAGTTGGAGAATGACCTTGCACAAGCTCGTGCAAACTACGGCAAAAACAATGAGAAGAATTGGGGCAAGATAATTGACGATACAAAGAACGCATTGAAGGTGTTAGGGATTGAGCAAGACAACTACCAAAAAGACCAAGCACAAGCACAATCAGATGCAAACGCACAAGCAGCAAAAGACAGACAAGCGGAAAGAGACAAGAAGAAAGCCGAGAAAAAGAAGGAGGAAGAAGAAGCAGCCGCAGCGGAGAAATTAAAAAATGACCAAATTGCTGCAGCCCAACAAGGGTTTGTTGAATCCGAAAGGGAGAGGAGATTGGCACAAGCCAAAACGGAAAAAGAGGAGATCAAGATTAAATATGAAAACGAGAGATTGGCGTTGCGTGATGCGTACTGGAAACAATTGAAAGAAGCCGAAGGAAATGAGGAAGCCATCAAATTAATCAAAGGCAAATATCAAAACGACACGGCAACTGCAAAAGCAAACTTTGACAAGCAACAAGCCGAAGCCGACAAGAAAGCAAGTGATGAATTCATTGCCAACAAAAAGAAAGAAGGCGAGGTTGTAACTGCCATTGCTCTCGATAGTGCAAACAAAAGAATCAAGTCGGAAGAAGCCGTTCAACAAGCCAAACAAAGCCTTTACAAAGCATCAATAGATTTGGCGAATTCAATTGCTGCATTGGCTGGAGAGCAAACCAAAACGGGCAAGGCAATTGCTTTGTCAGTTATCGCAGCGGATACGGCAATGGCAATTTCAGGTGCGTTGAAAGTTACTCAATCCGCTTCACCCGACAACATTGCTACGGGCGGTCTTGCTGGTGCTGCAAAATACATCGGATTGGCTGCAATGATTTTGACCAATGCAAAGAAAGCACGAGACATCCTCAAAGGTGGTCAACCATCAGCACCAACTGGAATGCAATCAAGCGGAGGAGGATTGCCACAAATGGCAGCACCACAAATCTCATCCACATTGCCACAAGTAAGCGGATTTGATCAGCGAGTTTATGTGACCGAAGGTGACATATCACGCACACAAGGTCGGGTTGCATCGTTGAAAAAGGTATCTGTTACACAATAACGCTATTTGAATAAGATGAAACTTCCAGTTTACAAATTAGACATCAACGAATTTGACGAGGAGACAGGCATTGACTTTGTTTCTCTCGTTGAAAACGCAGCCATTCAAAAGGATTTTATCGCATTCAATGAGCAGTTTGTTGAACCCAATCCAAACGAGAGTGAAGAAGAGTTCGTTCAAAGATGTATTCCCATAATGATTGGCGAAGGCAAGGATAGTGAACAAGCCGTGGCAATTTGTTATTCAATGTATCAATCAAAGTTTGAGAGTTACACGGATTATCCTGAAGGTGCGAAAGCCAATGCCGAAAGAGGTATCCGGTTGAATGAGGAGAACGGCAACAAGTGTGCAACTCAAGTGGGCAAGGTGAGAGGTCAACAATTGGCTCAAGGTGAACCGATAAGTGATGACACAGTTCAACGAATCTATTCATACCTATCAAGAGCAAAAGAATACTACGATGAAAACGATGATACCGCTTGTGGGACAATCTCATATTTGTTGTGGGGTGGTGAAGAGATGTTGCGTTGGACAGAACGCAAATTGTCAGCGAGTAAATTTGCCATCCAAGATGAGGAAAAAAGAATCGTGACTGGTGCTGCGATGATTGCCGATTTGCCCATCTATCGCAGAGATGACATTCGTGGTGAGTACTATGTGGTTTTTGACAAGGAATCAATCTTCAAGATTGCGAAGAAATGGGCGAGGTCAAACCAGTACAACTCCGTGAATGCACATCACAAAACACCCATAATGAATGGAGTGAGTTTGTTTGAATCATACATTATAGATCGTGAAAGAGGTGTGATGCCACCGAAGGGATTTGAAGAAGTTGCCGATGGAAGTTGGTTTGTCTCTTATCTAATTGACAACGATGATGTGTGGGCAAAAGTGAAATCAGGTGAGTTCAAAGGATTCTCGGTAGAGGGTGTTTTTGATTTCCCCGAAGACAAAGAAGAACAACTCATTGAGCAGATGAAAGAGATTCTCTCCAAGTGGAATGGAAAGTAAAATTGCAACAAGTAAAAACAAAATCTAATTTATATCAAAATGAACGCAAAAGAAACACTCAAGGAAATCCGCACGATGTTGGGATTCTCCGAAGAAGAAATCAAAGTTGAGATGGCAACTGCCACTTTGACTGATGGAACAATCGTTGAATGGGAAGGTGAATTGGTTGTAGGAACTGCCATCTTCGTTCAAACTGCTGAAGGTTCAATTCCAGCACCTGATGCAACTCACGAAGTTGAAGGTGGTTTATTGGTGACAACTGTTGACGGTATCGTTACTGAAATCGTTGAACCCGAAATTGAAATCGAAGTTGAAGCCAAAGAAGAGTTTGCAACCGTATCTCATTTCAATGATGTTGTATCAAAGTTGGAAAGTGCAATCGCAGAATTGTCTGCAAAGGTTGTGGCTTTGTCTGCATCTAACAACCAGCACAAGGAAGCAATGAGCAAAGCAATTGACTTGATTGAGAAAGTTGCTGACTTACCAAGCGAAACACCAATTAAAACCCCCGTTTCAAACAAAAAGAACGATCAGTTTGAAGCACTTAAAAAATTCAAAAACGCAATAAACAAATAAAACTATGTCATTCTCTGTAGGATCACTCGCAAATTACACCAACGAACAATCAACTGATTTGTTGGTTAAAGCTCTTTTCGGGAGCAAAACTGCAACTTTGTTGCAATCTTCTAACCAAGTTCAGGTAGGTGTAAAATCTGCATCTGCTTTGAACATCCTTGCTTCAACCGTTTTCTTTCAAGCCGATGGCTGTGGTTACAACCCAAGTGGTACAACTGCCTTCACTCAGCGTAACATCACCGTTGGTGCTGTAAAAGTTGAAGAAACTCTTTGCCCAAAGACATTGGAAGCCAAGTGGATGCAAACACAAATCATGCCTGGTTCACCAACTATGGTTCCTTTTGAAGAGCAGATCGGTGCTGAAAAGGCTGCCGTTATTGCACAAACTTTGGAAGTTGCAATGTGGCAAGGTGATACCGCTTCTGGTAACCCTAACTTGAACCGCTTTGATGGATTCAACAAAATCATTGCTGCCGCTTCTCCAGTATTGGCAAACTCTGCACCAACTACATTCTCTTCAATCACCGCTGCAAACATTGATGACATCTTGGATCAGGTTTACGCCAACATCCCTGCTGCCGTTGCTGAAAAAACTGACTTGGTTTGTTTCTTGGGAATTGATGCCTACAAATTGATGTTGGTAAACTTGAAGAACGCTAACTTGTTTCACTATGTTGCCGATGCTGCCACTTCAATGGAAATGGTTTACCCCGGTACTAACATGAAGTTGATCGCTGTTGGTGGTTTGAACGGAACTAACAAGATTGTTGCTGGTTCTTTG